GGCGGGCGAAGTAGCTATTGATTGGGAGAGTATGCCCACGAGTGTGGTTATGTTAGACACATTGCAAGATTGGATATACGAACTGCAAAAAGTCTATGACGAGAAAAGGAACGAAGTTTTTAACAAAGGAGAACAAGCATGACATTATTTCTTGATGGATATGAGAACGACCAAATCAAATTGAGGTTGATGGAGTCACCCGCTTTCCCACTGGTGCGTGAGATTGTGTTTAAGCACGGCTTGCGCGTGGCGCGGCAGACTAACACGGGATGGCTGATGTGCNACCAACACGGCATTGCCATAGGCAAGGCTAACTGCACGAAGACTAGCGAGGGCGTGATGGAGTATTCGTGGCGTTCGCCNTACTANATGAAGGAGCGCGGTTCAGACAGGGCTGACAAAGAGACTATTCATAGCGCAAAGCTGTCCTCATTGATGGGTGTGCTGAAGGCTAAGAAAGTCATCCCGCCAGTAGGAAACATGACTGACCGCAAGATGAAGATGCTTGGTGCTCCGGTACGCTACCTGAGGCGGTCGATGGGGGATTCGGAGAAGAACATTCATACGCACTCCGACACCATTCATGCCTTACTTGCCCACTACTTGCATGGCGAGATTGATAGTCGGAAGCTATCGCTTGACCGAAGTGAATGTAAAAATTTACTTGACAAATGTGATAAAGCTGATAGCATCAAGCGTATGAAAGATGAAAAGTGCGATGCGTTCTTCAAGAATCCTTTTTACATGCTAGGCGTGGACGAGTTTGGCGACTACCTCATCGGCAAGATGCGTATGGTTCCGACTGATGCACCTGAGCCTAGCGTGGAGATTATTGAGAACTTCAAGCGTTACAAGTCCATAGAGGAATACCCTGACTTGATTCCATTTATGACCATGACCAAAGCAGTCTACGAAAGCAGAGGGCATCACATGCATTGTGGGCTACCTATTGTTGATGAGTACAACGATTCACTTGACGCTGTGTTCTTCTACGACACGCGCCCGACTCACTACGACCACACCTATGTGGTGACACCATGCTGACCCCTGAGCGCAAGGTCAAAGACAAAGTTAAGAAGGTACTCAAGGAGTTGGGTGCGTACTACGCCATGCCCGCTACAGGTGGATACGGCAGTAGTGGTGTGCCCGACTTTCTTGTTTGCTATCGCGGACGATTCATCGGGCTTGAGTGTAAAGCTAATGGTGGCAAGGTCACAGCACTGCAAGAGAAAAACCTATACGACATCCGTAAGAACGGGGGTACTGCGTTCGTGGTTGATGAGAACAATGTCGGTGACTTGCGCGAATTGTTAGTTGAGTTTTTTGTAGAGGACACCGAATGAATGAACAAGATTTAGAGCAACTGCGAGAAGTCCATGCGGGGCTTGCAATGGTAGGTCTTTTGATGAAAGGGGTTTACGACCAAGACATACCTAGCCGCGCGTATCAACTAGCAGACTCTATGCTGATAGCGAGGTCAGAATCCGCTGGCATCGTATCTATTAAACGCCATCTAAAGAAGGAGAAGGCACATGACAGTAACTAAACCGAAACTGAAGAAGCACAAGTGGGGTGCGATGCACGATAAGGTGCGCATGATTGCACAAGCACTGCACAACGGGGAAAAGCCTGATGTGAAGGCACTTGCCGCGCAGTTCAAATGCACAGACAAGTATGTTTATTTGCTTGTCTCAGAAGCGCGCAAGATGACCGGTATAACTAAGCCTCCACCCAAGCGTGGGTCACAACTTGACCGCGCAGTAGAGTTGAAGAGGGCAATGGCAAATCGACCATTACCCATCACGATGGAAGAGCCTAAGGCAGAAACGGTTAACAGCCCCGCACACTACACAGTAGGCGGTATCGAAACCATTGACTACATCCAAGCGAAGCTAACACCTGATGAGTTTCGTGGGTACTTGAAGGGCAATGTCATCAAGTACACGAGCAGGGCGCAGTACAAAGAGTACCCTGAGGAGGATATTGACAAGATGGTTTGGTACGCCCTCAAGCTGCAATCCATCAAGAATTAACTTCTTTGAGAAGGCATGGTTCGCCATGCCTTTTTTTGTATCTATTGAATTTACTATTTAAGGATTAAGAAATGCTTACAGGACTAGAGATACTGATAGCGCGAATGAAAGACCACCCCGATGAATTCCTCATGCAACGCAAGTGGGATGGACTGATAAATCAATTTGCGGAACACTTAACTGAGGAAGAACTGAACGCATACAAAGACGCCCGTAGCGAAATGATGCGCGACCTGTTCAATGAGTCGGTTCTCAAGCGACTTGCGGGCGAGGAAGATGAAGGTAAGACACAGCCCGGCACTGCGACAGTAATCAACGCCTTTGGTACGACAGACCCCAAAGCCATGTTTGGACAACTAGTAAACACCCCACAGCTTGCTGCGAAACAAGCCAACGCCGCACGGCAGCAAGTTGCCTACAACCCATCGAACTCTACCCTAGCGCAACACGCTTTGGAACGAGATAAGTACATGCAAGACATGCGAGAACGAGACGAGTACCTTATTCAACAGCGGCAAGGCAATCTGAACAGCGCAGGTTCGCTTGGTAACACTCGCCTCTTTGGAATATGAGCATCATCACTCTCGACTTTGAGACCTACTACACCAAGGGGCTTGGGTTCAAGACTCAGACCACCGAGGAGTATGTGCGCGACAGACGCTTTGAGGTAATAGGCGTGGGCGTGAAGATAGACGATGCGCCAGCTACATGGTTCTCAGGGACTAAGGCTGAGATTCATAACTATCTGTCCACGCTCCCGTGGGACACTAATGCTCTGCTGTGCCACAACACCTTGTTCGATGGATGCATCCTAAGCTGGCACTTTGGTGTCACCCCTATGTTCATGCTCGACACACTTTGCATGGCGCGGGCACTTCACGGCGTGGACGTAGGTGGGTCACTGGCATCACTTAGTGTGCGCTACGGCATCGGGCAAAAAGGCGATGAGGTGGTCAAAGCTGAGGGCAAGCGTAGGGAAGACTTCACCAAAGAAGAACTCGCTACATACGGCGACTACTGTATCAACGACGTGGAGTTAACTTACAAGTTATGGCTAGGTTTGTCGAGCGCGTTCCCTGACGATGAGTTGGGCCTCATTGATATGACGCTGAGGATGTTTACGCATCCGGTGTTCATGGTTGACGATGCGTTGCTGCAAGACCGCGCTATCGAACTGAAGGAAGAGAAGCTGGCGTTGTTGGAGGGCTTGATGGGCGCGTTGGGTTGCAACGATGCTGAGAGTGTTCGCAAGAAACTAGCAAGCAACAAGCAGTTTGCAGCACTACTGGAAGCGGGGGGCATCCCTGCACCTATGAAGACTAGCAAGACCACAGGCAAGGAGACCTATGCGTTGGCGAAGAACGACGAGGAGTTTCTAAAGCTGTTGGAGCATGAAGACCCGACTGTTCAGCAGCTATGCGCTGTGCGCCTTGGTACGAAGTCAACCATCGAAGAGTCACGCATTGAGAGATTCATAGATGTAGGCAAGCGCAACAAGGGGCGTCTGCCTATCCCCTTGAAGTACTACGGCGCACACACAGGCCGGTGGGCTGGCTCCGACAAGGTGAACTTTCAAAACCTTCCGTCAAGGGATAAAAAGAAGAAGACGTTGAAGAACGCAGTCATTCCGCCCGATGGTCATGTGGTCATCAACTGTGACTCTTCTCAGATTGAGGCAAGGGTGCTTGCGTGGCTGGCGGGTCAGGACGATGTGGTGAAGCAGTTTGCCGATGGTGAGGATGTGTACTCGGTGTTTGCATCCAAGATTTACGGTGTACCCATCTCCAAAGCCAACCCTATCGAGCGTTTCGTGGGCAAGACTTGCATCCTTGGGCTTGGTTATGGCACTGGAAAATTAAAACTACAGCACACGTTAAAGACAACGCCACCGGGGGCCGTGGTTACTGAAGACGAAGCAAAAAACTTTGTCGATACCTACCGCACCACCAACGACAAAGTTATACAACTATGGAAAGATGGCGATGCGGTGTTGAAAGATTTAGCCAACTGGGGCGACACAGAGCCCTACACATACGGCGAACACAAGTGCCTCAAGGTTGTCAAGGAGGGCATCCAACTGCCTAACGGCCTGTACATCCGCTACCCCGACTTGAAGCTGGACACCACAGGGCCGAAGTCAGGCTACGCCTACACCTCACGCAAGGGCAAGGTCTCCATATGGGGCGGCGCACTGGTTGAGAACGTGGTGCAAGCCTTGGCGCGTGTTGTCGTGGGGGAGCAGATGCTCAAGATAAATCAACGCTATCGCGTGGCGCTGACAGTCCACGACGCGGCGGTGTGCGTGGTTCCTGAGGAGGAACTAGATAGTGCCATGGCATACATCGTCGAGTGCATGTC